ATATATGCAACAAAAACCCCGCCAAAAGATTTCATTACCCCAAACACCATTACTATAGACTTCAACAAACCAATGGAACAGGAACTAGAAAAAAAAGAGGCGCTAGTAATGCAGGCGATAGATAACCACTTAGCCGACTGGTCGTTATCCAGCATTTATGGAAGAGTGAGAAGTGAGAACCATCACTCTGGCGTTACTGTATACTTCCTTGATGACAAACCAATACTTGAGCTTAGGAATAGTGAGAGTAGAATATCTTTATCCTCAACACCAACAGAACTTAACACAAACATAAGCTATAGATTCCTATAGAAAAGTAACAGGCTCCAAAGCTGCCAACTCTGCGAGTGAATATGTTTTTTTAATACTCACTCGTTCTCTAACTTCTTGCGGCTGCATTTTAAGCCAACCCCTATAGCTAAGATTAGCTGACACTGGGCCGCCTGCTGCTGCGCGCTTTCCTTCCAAGTCTGGTATTGCATATTCATCTTCGACTACCATCACGCGCAAGCTACGGCATTGAAAATGTAGCGGTGGGAAAGGCCCTTTACCAACCGGCCAAACCGTTTTATCAGCGCTAATGCAAATGTCGCTTGTGTGTGTATCTAGCGTGGCGACAAAGCGCTCATTCTTTACTATGTCACTGTTGAGTTTAGCCGTTTCTGATCTAGCCTGATTCGATACTGCGCTAATCGTAGTCGATACTAATGCCCTAGCCTGCGCCTTAGTTCTACCATTAACCGCACGTTTAACCTTCTTTGCTAGTTCGTCTGTAGTCTCACCGCTGATTAAACCCTCGTTAATCATTGAGCGGATTTCACGCGATTTTTTAGCACTGAATTGATTAATGGCCTCGTTTACAGTCATTCGCTGAGCTTCACCACTGGCTTGAGTCAATACCATATCAGTATCATTCAATGCAGCATTAAGCTGCTCTATTGCCGGTATATCAACATCAACAGTAACAGCGCGACCAAGCATACGAGAATTAAAGCCAGCCTCGTATTCTGAGAACTCAGACAGATAGCCACCCAAGTCTAACTCGAACTGTTTAAATCCTTCGCTAGTGATGTCGTTAATATCAGCCAGCAAAGTCCTAGCTCTGAATAACTGAAATTCCGTCATTGGCTCGCTACCTAGTCGAGCAATCAACTTGTCCCGCATATCATTCAAGATAGGCTCAAGATCATTAAATCGACCATGACCATACCTTTCTACGAATATCGCGTGACGTGTTGTTGCATCAACTAAATAGCCAGTATTACTCATAGACCGCCGTCCGCATTATTTTCACTATCAATGTCAGAATCCAAACGCTCAGCATCAACAACGCCAGATTTACGCAGCACATTACGAACGTCAGATTTTGCAATATGACCCATGTCGTACATCGTATTAATTGCCATGTATTCCTGTGCGGTCAGCTTAGAATCGAAGAAGTCGCGGTTCATTTTGTAGATTGGAGCCTCAACATTCAAAGCTAGTGCCATTACTTGCAGTACCTTGTTAAGCGTTTCTTCCACGTTGTCGACAATGGTATTGAGTGTCGATGTCTCAGAGCTTGCCGATATTCTAGCAGCCTCAGCCGTTTCGTTAATGTTGCCTGTCGTGATCATTCGCGCACCGATGGCAACCATTTGCTCTTCTTTGCGGATCATGGCTTCATTAACAGCGCTTGCAGGCTCTAACTGTAGCAGTTTAGCATCATCACCTTGCATCAACTTTAAGCCGCTGTCAGCACCAACCACAACGCCATTTGGATTAACTTCATTCCATTCTGCACCGTCCATATTGGATGAAACGACCATTGTCCCACCTGAATGAATCCACAGGTTCTTCTCGAAGTCAGCAGAGTTGCGATAATGGCCTATATTGATTTCAGCGATTGATTCTAGTGGTATCTCATCGACGCAGGCTTTATTGTCTTCTGAGCCGGTGAAATAGAAGGGTATAAAGTCAAGACGCTTACCACGAATCATTGGCTCAATAGGCTCACCCACCTGTTCACCGTCTGAGTTCCATAATCGAATGACACAATAGTCATCAATAAGCTGTAATGATCTATAGCGGGTAACTGTTTCGCGCTGAAACTCATCACCCTCAACAGCTTCTAGTTCAGTTTCACGAAGCACAACCATTGATAATTGAGTCTTACCATTAACGGTTATCTCTTCCCAGTTAATAATAGACTCAGCCGTGTAGCTAGCGGCGAACGGATGAACACCCATTCTCAATTCGTCTTCTTTACTTGCGCCAACTGGAATGGATGGAAAGTCTAGCAGTGTACCGGTGCGACCAGTTGTATGAATCTCGCTGACCATGCGCTTTGCGACTTGGTGAATACTTGCGCCCGAGCCGTCAAAGTCTTGTTCTGTATGCTCCATCACTAGCGGCAAGTCAGCACTAAATCGAGGCTCAACACGGAAAGCAGCGCCGACCAATGCCGAACGAGTGCGACCAGTCACGCCAAGATACAAAGCACGCTTTTTGTATTCGTTATATTTATC